GACTGCGGCACAACAATCCGTGACGGATAGGTTCCGTCGATCACCACCCCGTTACTGATCCGGGTTTCATTTAGCGATATAGGGTAAGCAGTATTTGCAGCGGCTGGGGAATAGTCGTTGGTCAACGAAAATGCACCGTAATACTGCTGTTGTGTAATTGTCGGGCGGACAAAAATAATCCCATCTGTTGTGCCAACTGCGGTTACCGCAGCGATGGGAATGACATTATTTGGCGCGGTTGGTTTAACATTGGTTAGCCCCCCTGCAACTGTTGGAGATGCGTAAAGAACATCACCAACACTAAAGGCGCTGGTGTTTATGTCCCGAACGAACCCCCAGACCGTCGCATAACCCTTTGCTTGATCCGGCAAATCATGGGTCATAATGCCCAAGATATACAAGGTAGGCTGTGATCCATCTGCCAGATACGGGGATACGAGAAGAGATTGTGGTGCGGTTCCCGCAAAACCAACTACCGTACCGTTGGGGATTGTCGAGCCTGTTTGGTTTCTTACTCGGGCGTACATCTCCTGCCCGGTTTGCATTACAACGTCATAATCCAGATCAACTTCCAGAGTGCTGTCTGTTGAATTCCAGTTTATTCTGCCGGTTTGATGCGGAACATTGGGTTCTGTTGTATTGAAGTCGATGTAATCAATTACACCGCCTTTGGCGAGCTTTGCAAAAAAATTATCTACACGGTTGAAGTAAAGCCGCAGGATGTTATTTAGTGCCTCATGGTATCTCGGATCGTACTGCGCAGGAGCCAACGGAAGGTTGGGTGGCACCACCCGATCAAGAATAAACTCCGTCGTGACTGGTAATGTACTCATCTGCGTCCGTCCGGTTTAATGTCAAACCGTGGTGCCCCAAGCTGCCATGTAGTCCCAAGGTTCGTGGATTCAATCTTAAAGATCATCTGCCGCCCACGCGCCCGTGTATAGATTTGCCCAGTAAATTCTTCTGTGATGTTGTAAGACGTACCCCGTAGAACTTGTTTGGACGCAGGATTGCCGACCCCTGATCCAGAGTTTTGCATGGGGTATAGAGTCATTGTGACCGTGGGAGTTGGTACACCAGAACCGCTTACTCCAGCAACTTGAGAAGACCCATCAAACGTCAAATCTGGGATCACCCGCCACACATAGCCAAAGTTATGACCGTCCCCAATGTCGAATTCCGACGAAGAAATATTGGCAACAATTGGCACTGGAGAGCCGGTTTCTACGTCATCAACCCCATCTTCGTGCTGCACTAACTTACCACTATAAGTCGCTGCAATTGGGTGAGGTAGTAATCCGGAGTCCAGCCATGCGGTTCGGCCCATCGTGCCGTAATACCAGACGTTTTCCAGATAATTGAATACAACGTAGCGATCAATTACGTTACTGTTAGCCGAACAATAGAACCACCAAACTTCATTAAACCCTTCGTTGGTACTAGCATATACCTGTTGGGGCTGTAGCTTGTTAAAGTCGTTGAAAATATATCGGCGCAGATCGCAATTAAGCGTTTGTACCCGACCATCGTACACGTAGAACTTATCAACACCCATCCAATACGTGCGTCCCGAGGCGATAGTCGAAGCATTTGGGCCAACTATTGAGACATTATCTGCCAGCAGTTGCAACGACCAGACAAATGGGGTGCCCACATACTGCAAGGAATATAAAGACGAGTCGGTAAAAACGACAAATTCCTGTCGCATCTGCATTACGCAGGAGATGTATGACCCATGAGACAGCCGGATGCTACCAGCCTGATTTGTCGCGGAAGGAGTCCATGTATAAGGATCTTCCTGCCCAGACCACCGGATCAGCATCGGATCAAGGTACGTCTGTCCGTAATCATTGGTGCCGAACACCAGCACGAACCTCGATACATCCGATACCTCAATCCAATTTTGGAAGAGCGGTGCGTCGGAGTCCCCGGCATCCGCAAGGTCGATGCCCTTAGCGGAAATGTATTGCAGCCCGGACTGTGTGCCAGAGGTTGTAATCGGTGAACCTTGGATTGTGGTGGATACATTGAATGTGCCCCCCGTGGAATTCACCACAAAGTACACCTGCCCAACGTCCAGTCCAGTCGGAAGCGCCCCGGTGCTGGTAAATGTAATCGTCGTTCCGTCCGGAAACGAGAACCCAGCAGGTAGCGTAATAACGCCGGGAGCGCCGATACTGATTGTGATTTGAATTGGGGAGTAACCGACATTGGCACTCCAGTAGTACACGCCCTGACCCCGAGGCCCGTAGATCAAATCTTCACCAAAGTTACGCTGATTCCAAAGCTGTAGCGCGGTAGACGTTTCTTGTCCAACACCCCAAGGACCAGCGCCCCAAGGACCGGCACCCCACCCGACTAATGGTACTTGATAGCTTGGGCCAGTATTAACTTCGTATTGCGCAACTACCGACCCACCCCCCGGAGATCCCGCAGCATCGGTAGCGTTGGCCGTTGCACTAACAGTGATCGTGTAGCTATTGTCATCAAGAAACGTAATCTGGAATGTGCCTGTCAGCACCCCGGCAGTGATATTCCCGCCCAATCCAGTGATACCGGCACCACTGTAGGTAACGTAGTCACCATCTGCACACCCGTGGTCAACTTCGCTAATCGTTATTACGTTTGACCCGTCTGTGGCTGTGAAAGGATCAACAAGCGTAACCGTCTTGCGAATCGGAGTTACGTCGTAATAATCGTTGCCTTTGAGGATGTAGAACTTCAGGTTTGTGCCAACCCCGACAAGATTCTCAGCCCGAAGCGTTACCCAGTTCCAAAGTGACCTGCACACCCCCGTAAACGTATTGGAGGAAAACTGCACCCAGCCGCCAATTTTCTCGGGGTTGCCCTGCCGGAATCGAATCTTGTCGCACTCATACCAGCCACCTTCCGTGGTATAGCGCGTGTTCTCGCGGTTGACGCCGGGTTTAAATAGCAGCTTGGATAATGGCATCTCTACCTCAACAATGCGGATTCAGCCGTTCGCCTACGCACCAGACCCGGTAGAACTTTTCCGCCACCCCGCACCCAGAGCATCAACTGCTCCTGAGCGCCCTCCCAGTCTTGGGCGTTTATCTTGCGTTTTAAGGTGCTGGTTTGCAGCCGCCCTACACCCAAATTGTACGCAAAATCAACTATGGCGTTAAGCTTTCTTTCGTCTGCCGCAAGCCCCGGACAATTTCTCAAAACCCCCGGCAGATATGTCGTTTCCAGTTCATGCATCAGCAGCTTCTCGGCCTCCGCCTCATCAATCGGCGCGTCTTGGAGCGTGACCTTCCTGCCGTCTGCGTAATACGTTGACCCGTAGCCAATCGTTGGGATTCCGGCTGGGCACAAATATGGCTTCGCCCGGAACCCCTCAAACTGCTTACACAACTCGGCTGCGATTTGTAACATCACGCCAACCCGCGACGGGCCAAAGTGCGGTCGAGAATCCAGAAATTGATGACGCCAGAGAGCAGCGCCATATCGTCAACTGCCCACGCTTCTTTCATCACTTGGAGCATTGGTTGACCAGATTGCCATGCAATGATTAGCGCAGCGGTCTTTGCAGCGCCGTAGAGCAGCAGCAGGTAGTAGGTCATCAATGGGCGCACCGACGCGCTCAGGGACGCAGCCCAGCCCCCAGCGGATTTGACCATTTGCGTTTGCTGATCAATTGCCGACTTGAATGCCGTCATAACCCCGACATCGACCGCCATGTCCCGTTGAGCGCCGATCTCTTGCATGCGGATTTGCCCACGCACTTTCTCAAGATCGCATTGCTTATCGAACATGGATAGCTCGTGCTGGCGTTCGTTCTTCTTGTCCATAAACTTCAGGACTTCCGGCACGATACGGAAGATACCGCCTAGCAGCGATCCAAAAATACCCCCACCGAGTAGCTCAAGCATGGTTACTCCTCGATATTGAACGTCAGGTTTGCGTGATTTGGGTAGTTGACCATGACTTCACCCTCGGGACATTTGTACTTGATATGCGCCAACAGAGTCGCTGGCCCCGGTGCAACCTTATGCTGGTGATCCTCGTCAATTTGGAACTTGTAGCCGAATTTATCGACCGTTGGTGATGCAGGACCGCTGAATGCGGCAATACTCGGTTTGGCAGGATGCACCACGAAATCCGAATCGCGCACCTCTAACTTAAACCCCGTCACCTCGCAATCATCACGCAGCTTTTGACGGGCAACCACCACCTTAAATTCCCCTGCCGCAGTTGCGCTGGAGATTCTGAAATGCTCCGGTGCCCACATGAGGATGTCTTTTTTGAGCCAGCCAACCTTATCTGCAAGCCCGTACCCACCACCCAGCATGGCAATCGTCGCGCTGACCGCGCCAATCGTTTTGGTGATATCGAGTTGCATGATTCACTTTGCACCGATACCCAACTTGGCTGAAATACCGACGATTACCAATCCACAGATAACCACCAGCAAACCCCACACGCCTTTCTTGGCGATCTCTAGCTTTAACTCGACCCAGAATCTTTCCTGAGCATTTGCAGCGCGAATCATAGACTCGTGGTAGCGACGATGACCGTCAAAATCGACGGAGCCGTCAGGATTCTTCGCAAACGCCCCCACCATGCCGTGCAGGGTCTTAAGAATCTCGTCCAGTTTGTTGTCCAGATCGTCGTTCGTCGAGGGCATCACTCATCCTTTGGCTCTACTGTTCCGTATTTAGACATAAGTTGCCACTGCGACTCCAATGAAAGATTGGGGTTAGATACATCATCTACGCCATCCCCGTCCCTGACTGCATGGATACAGCACAATACAGTATTGTCCTCTAACGAAGTGAACTGATGCTCAACGCCCTTTGACACAACGATGAGGTACGGTGCAGAAAAGACCTGTTCGCCCCCGCCATTTTTGTCGTGTTTCATCCGCACCGATCCAGCGGCAAGTAGCGATATGTGGTCAAACTTGTGAGAGTGACCGTCGTACTCAGTCCCAGCTTTCTTAAAGCGCATCATGCGAACAAAAACATTGTCCGCAATCTGGATGTCATGCGTAATACCCTCAGACACGCGCCACCCCAATAGCCGACTCCACACCTAATTCAGCAGGGCTTTTCGGCCACACAATGTCATAAGGGAACCCGGCCTGACTTGGAACATCCCTTAGTGCCTGCCGGTATGCGGCCCATTCAGAGGCGCTAGAAACTGGCGCGTCGTTCAACTGCGTCCAATCGCAATCTGCTAGTTTTTGATTTCTTAATGCGCGTGCGCTTTTTTCGGTTCCAACTAGCTCATTTTGAATTTCTTCTGCGGACTTATGCACTACAACCCAACGAAGAATCCATTTCCCGTTTTCGTATACAGGAGCGTCTTCTTCTGAAAGATACTGCGTCCTTGGGTCAAAAACAGGGGCTTCGTTTCGCTCTACTCGATAAACCCCAAAATGCGTTAAATCCTCATCAGAAATGTTTGATGGGAACGATACATTAGGAAAGTCTTGTCTAAGCTGAGACTTGAAATACGGGAATGCTTCTATTGCCCCGTCTTTTGCTTTAACAAACATATTATCTCCTTACACATTCACAACATTTTGAGTTGTTGGGTCTTGATTTAGAAAACTAGAAGTGGTTGGTGATGTTGCCGCCCCAGACCTAATATAAGAAAAAGGAGCGTCATTATTCTTTGTGGCCGTATCTGTAGACATAGTTACGCCACTAAGAACCCTTTGCCAACTCAATCCTGTAGCAACGGTTGTATATGAAGTTGGAACTTGCGATGCGTCTTTATCTAATTGGGCAACAATTATTGTTTTGTTATTAGAACTGCATCTTGCACTAAAAATAATATTGCCGTCTTCGTCATTTTTTGGAGTAACTTCAGCGTTCCAAAAATCTCCGGTAATTGTCCAGTATATTGTTGACAAATCTGGGCTCAACGCCAAAACAAAGTGCGCCCCAGAAGACCAGTAAATCCTGTCGTTTACTGAATCATAAGATATCCGAACAGTATATTGACTGTAATAACTCGGTGCCAAACCGGGATTTGGTGCATTTGTCGGGCAAAGTCTACCGGTAATTGTAGAGTGGACATTGAGCGTAGACGCCGTAAATGCCCATATGCCTTTCCATGTAGAAACATATAAAATATCGCCAGTTGGCCTATAAGCAACACAAGTGTTACCGTCAGTTGTTAGGGTAGTGTTTGTTAAATTCATCCTAACAAATGATTGGATTACATCTGTACTGTTGTATGTAACTTTATATACATTTGGCCTGTCATAAGACTCATCGTTGCTGCCGTAAATAACTTGAGTAGAATTGTATACAATAGCGGAGGTTATAGAATCTGCGCCACCATCTCCGGCCAACAAAAATTTATTTGTATAAGAAGAATTTGTATTATAAGAAGACGCAATTACTCCAGACGGTTTATCGTAATTTACGAATTTACCAAATACAATCGGGTTCCCATTTGGCGACCAAACGGTCCCGTTAAGGTCTGGGCTATAAAAATAACCAAAACCAGCAACGTATTGAGTGTACGTTGTAACAGAAGTAGAGCTATTTCTTTTGAAAAAGTAATTTGAGTTTTGACCAGATTGGAGCCATGGAATTCCGTAATTTGCGTTTCCAGAACTGTCAATACCACGATTAAAAGATATTGGATTGGTTGTATAATTGGCAGTTGAATATATTCTTCTTGAATATTTGTAGTCCCCCGTTGTTAAATCAACGGTAAACATACCATATCCATTTTGACTGGTTATGTTATAAACTAAATAAACCTGCGCGTAATCATCTAAAGGTTCATACACGCAGCCGCGTCTATTGATTGAATTGGTACTCCCAGCCCAAGTATAGATGCCAGCAAAATACTTTGTACCGCCAGCAGCGCCAGCAGCACCAAGCTGGAGAATTTTCGCGTTAGGCATTAGACCCCGCTCCCAACGTAGGCACCGTATAAAGTTGCACCGATTTTCCAAAAGACGATTACATCTTTTGCGGTTAGTGTTGGCGCTGCGCTTCCACCAGCGGCGATCCAAGTCATGGTCGGCCAAGTAACCGCGTAGCTTGCCCCATTTGTCAACGTGAGTGAAATAGACTGACCAGCAGACAGGCTGTCAGTGAACGTAGGATTGCCCGTCAAAACACAGGTCTGAATGCTTCCGTTGGTCGGATTGAGTGCCAAAGAGCCAGAAGTGCCGAGGGCATACACCTCTTCGGTATAGCCGTCGTTGAGGATGGCTGCGGTTAGAGTAGAGCCAGACGGGAGCGTCAAAGGGTTTGCAAACGTGATGCCCGAGTTGGTCACCGTAAGCTGCGTGACCCCAGCGCCTTGCAACGCAAGCTGGCCTGAAGCATCCCCGGTAACAATTGCACCGCCTGTAACGGTGTCCGCGTTGATCGTCGTGGTCATTGGTTACTCCAATGCTTGAATTTTTGCTGTCAGGGCTGCGAGTTCAGCCATGAGTTGTTCTTTGGTTGGTGCGGGTGCTGGCTCGGGTTCCGGTGCGGGAGCAGGCTTAGTAAACGCCCCGTTGTTGTAGCCCCATCCCGGTCCTGCCTGTGGGCATTCGACCCAACCCTTCTCGGCAGCGAGTGCGGCATCCGCCACAACCACGTTGACCACCACACCGTTTTCAATGATTGCGTATCTCATCTCGCACCTCACCAGCTATAAACGCGGCACAGGCCATTACCACCAGCACCACCAGCACCGGAGTTAAAGCCATTGGTCGATCCACCGCCGCCACCGCCTCCAGCGGCAATACCTCCAGCACCGCCCGCCCCAGCGTTAGCGGTATTGCCCCAACCACCGCCACCGCCGCCAAGAAAGCGGCTCCCACCAGCAGGCCCGACTCCTCCTTGGGTAGTTGCCCCAGCGGCCCCGCCCCCACTAAACCCGGTTTGCGACCCACCCTCAGTCGCCGCATAACCAGTATTGTCGCTTTGGATATGACCTCCCCCGCCACCGCCTCCACCACCAAATGCAGAGCATCCACCACCACCGATTGCATTCTGGTTGTTACTTAATCCACGCGATCCACCACCCCCGCCAAAACCAGATGACCCACCAAAGACACTATTGGCGGTTCCGCTTGCGTCGTACCCCCAATTGCCTACGGCCCCCCCAAAACCGGCGGCTCGTGCGTTAGTGTTTCCACCAATAAAGGGCGAACCGGCTGTCGCTGCTGAAACAGCGGCAGACAGCACCCCTCCACCTCCCCCGCCGATTGCCTCAGAGGTTCTTCCCGGTTCGCCAACACCACCCCCATAAGAAACTAAATGGGAGCCGAATGACGTTGACCCACCGCCAGTTCCAAGATTTCCATCAGTATCATTAACCGTCTGGGCGGCTCCCCCCGTACCACCGGCTCCAATTGTGACCGATACAGTTGAACCCAAATCGGACGCCGGGAATAAGCTATAGCGATACGCCCCGCCGCCGCCTCCCGGTCCACCACCCCTATTTGTACCTGCCGCCCCGCGCCTTCCAGCATTACCCCCGCCCCCAGCACCCCAGCACTCAACCATCACAAAGGTTGCGCCAGAGGGTTTGGTCCAAGTACCCGAAGCGGTAAATTCTTGGAAGTCTGGGCCGGTCGCCGCAGTTGCTTGCGTTGTTGCGTCTGGGAATGTCGCCCCGCTGGAGCCACTAATCGTCATTGTCATTTCTTACTCCGGTTGGGTGGGCCAAGTCACATTCCAAGGGAATCCTGCCTGTGCAGGAACGTCCCTAAGAGCTTGACGGTATGTTGCCCACACGCTGCTGATATTTTCTGCGATGTCCTTGCCCTGCGTCCAGTCTGATGCGGCGAGTTTTGCATCCCGATCAGCACGAACACTCTTGGCTTGCTCTGCGTCTTTCTGAGCTTTGTACGCGGCTTCCTGCTGCGCCGCAGTCATTGCTGGCTCAGTGTCCGTTGCAGGGCGGTCTGTGAAAATTGGCCCAAGCACATACTTGGTGTACCACTTGCCATTGATCTCTTCGACCCCGGCAGATTGGCTGTACTGATACTGATCCCCGCCAGTGGCTTGCGGACCCTCAAAGATCACATCAATCCCTAGAGCTTCACAAATTGACTCATCCCAAACACGAGGCAGCGATGTGTTGGGGTGCATCTTGCGGATCTCACCTTGAGATTTGATGTCTCCGCTTGATCGGATGCGATAGTTCATTTTTTAACCTCAAGCTATTGCCAAGAAGATGAATGTCCCGCCGTTAGCATTGATCGCTGCCGGGGCGGTGCTGCTGATTTCAAAGCCAGCAGAGTAGGTGTCAACGTAGTCGGTGCTGGTCACTTCGGCCGCTGTGCTATTAAGCAGCAGGTACGGGTCGTTGCCAGCCACGATGCCACGGGCGCTGTCCCACACATACCAGTCACCAGTGCTGTCGGTGCGTTTGATCAAAACGAACCTTGCGCCACCTGTGAAGCCACAATTGATCTGTTGGGTTGCTGCTGTGCCTGTGTAAGAGCCAACCTTGCTCACGCCGGGGCAGGTGGCGAAGAGGTATGCAACAAAAGTTGATCCTGAATTATTTACATCGCTTTGCGTCCCTAATGTAAAAACAGACGCTGTTGGAGATGTATTATTCCAAAAACTTGTTGCTGTTCCTGCCGCCATTGTATTTTCTAATCGCATATATTTTGTTGCGCCAGTAGGAGCCGTATAAACAGCCCAAACACTACCAGCTTGGCTCCTGCTCTTCACAATCATTAACTCAGGCACTACTGCCAAGTTATGCGCCACGGTTGTTCCGGCAACAGAATTTCCCGTATAGCAAACCTCATCAAAGAAGCCGGGGGCGCGGCGGAAGTTCCAGAAAATTGATACTGAATTTGACCAGCTTGTATCTACTTGAAACCCGGTATTTCCCCACATCCTTGTGGCGGTAGAAACCGTTGCTTCCGCACTAGTTGATTGGGTTTGCAAAGATTTGGCGCCTTCTGTTGTAGAAGAAGAAACTCCACGCAAGCGATCATATACATAATGACCACTTACGCCACCGCGCCAAGTTGGAATTTGAAGATCAACAGGAAAACCTGTTGTCACGGGAGTTCCTACACTTACAGCGCCAATAGTATTTGGACTAAACACCTCCGTCCCACTC